TAGGTTCTGTAGCAGTTGAACTTTCCATGCTCTGAGGAGCTTTGCCTTGTAACTCAGCATCTTTTGCTTTTAATTTCTTAAGTACATCATTTGGAGCTGCTTGAACATAAATATCCCAAGCATAATATCTTGTTTTCTTACCTTTTTTGTTTAAGTCACCAGGTCTGTTTGTGTTCTCAAGACGAGCAAGCTGTCCAATATTCCAGTTTTCATCTTCAATCTCACCTTGAAGGATTGACTTAGGAATAAAACTAACTGCTTCTGCAGTATCCACAAGTTCATCCATTGATGAAGCATTTAAGTTTACAAGAAGCCCATTACATACCATGAACTCACCATCATCACCATCAATCATAGGTGTTTCTACTAAGTAAAAACCAATACTATCACCTTTGCTAGGTGTTAACTCTTCCAACTTGTGTTGTGTGTACTCACTACTGTCAACTTTTTTCTCTTCAAACATTGCCATAAAATATCCCTTGTATAGCTAGCTATGGTACCTCCATAGCAAAATCTGTGGGTTACCTGCCCATCAGGTGTGCTCCAAATAGCACTAGAGAACCTTTTACTCTCTAGTACCATCCTTTGTTATAACACAATTATAACATCATTATAATTAAAAACACCTTAAATGAAACTTAAAATTTTCTTAAACCAATGTGTGATATAAGGCATTTTATATCAAACCCATATAATGGATATAGGTATGAAATAATAATGCCTTGTACCCACAAGAGTGTTATATATACAAGGTATTTTTACACCTTGAAATTGCAACATACATTAGCCTAGCATAAGTCTTGTAGTTGCCTTTAAAGATACTTTTCTGAATATCCTCCTTGTCTACAAATACTGTAGAATACTCACTACCTTGAGACTTATGTACAGTAGAAGCAAAATTGTAGTCCATTACAAATGCCCTGCCTAGTGCATAGACATGACTAAACTTAGATCTATTTTTTATAGCAGCTTCTCCTGCTTTCTTGTTTATTTTTGCTGCTTCTCCAATACCTACTATGACTGGAATAACCCTACCCTCAGCTAATATAAACTTTATATCCTTATGAAGTAATGCTCTTAAGGCTTGCTCCAGAAACTTCTTGTTTATCTGCTTGTTTTGCAACACTAAGGTATCACTCTCATAAAGCCTTAGTAACTCCTGGTAGTTTAGGTCTACAAAACCCTCCATGATTACTGTACCCTGGTTACCTAACTGTACTTCCTGTCCAACATAGCTAGTTATACCTAGGTGTTTAGCAATTTTCTTGTTCCACTTTCCTACTGCCTCATTTGTATAAGCTAGTAGTTTATCTCCTTTTCTAAAATGCTTAATATCTAAAGGCTTTACATTTTTAGAGTAGGGTGTACTTAAATTATCTGTATTTACACCTCTTAAATAGTCTACAAACTGAGTATATAAGTTAACTATATCTGGAGACTCACTCCTATACTGAGTAGTCAGGTTTGTAGTTGTAGCTTTATCAGTCATTAACTGTCTACCTTTAACGGGTAAAAGTTGGTAGGGGTCAAGGAATAGGTGCATGGTTATTTCTATGTCATTTTCTTCCTCTACTACCTCAAGTTTAGCTACTAACTCTAAGAAATGCTCCTCATTTATCATACCAGCCTCATCAATAACTATATCTGTATAACCCTCTATAGGTTTATCAAGGTTAAATATAGTACTTATGTTACCAATATGTTTAGCCTCCTCATTAATTCTAGGTATTAAGCCCATTAGTGAGTGGATTGTTTTAAGTTCTATCTCTCCATCATACTCTTTAGCTAATCTAGCTAATGCTTTATGGGTAGGACCTATAACTACTGTTGTCTGTTGAGGTAATGTTGGCAGAAGTTCAAGCAGTTTAGTGCTTTTACCTGTACCAGCATAACCAGTTGTATAATATATAGTCATGACTAAACCCTTACATCAAGCTCAACTACTATATTGGCTTTACTAGCATTTCTGTCTAGCAGTGCCCTAATTTGCTCTCTGAGCCTCTTTACTTCCTTCAAGTGTTCTTCTATGGAAACCTTCATGGTATCCCTCTGCTCAAGCAACCTTTTAAACTCAACTGCATTTACTGTAACAGTCCACTCTTTACTAAGTGTTAAGCTTCTAAACTTTTCCTGTGTCATTGTCTATCCTTTCATTAACTAGGTCTCTGCTTGTGTTAAATAGCTTCTCTAAATCACCCTCGAATGTTTCTGCTACAACTAGGGAGTGACCCCTAGTTTTTCTATTATAAGTGTGAGTACCTATTGGTTTGTTGTCTTTCACTAGTGCATATTTCAAGAACCTTTTTGTTCTTACTTTAAGTAGTAATCTCATTTGTTTGCCTCCTGTGGTAGTTTTTCTAACTTTTTGTGGTCCCTCCATGGAAGTCCATTCTCATCTAGAAGGCCTTCAGCCAACAACTCATCTTTAGTAACTATTATGTCTTGCTTCATCTGGTTTATGCCATTACCAACTATACAAGGCTTAAGCACCTTCTCATTATGACTTAGTGCTTTAACTACATCACTTGGGTCTATGTTCTCAATCTCATCAAGTACACCAGGTATCTCAGGTGTGAAACCTCCTTTAGCATTCCATACCCTAATTCTGTATGGAGTACCATGACTAGCTTTCCCAAGCTTAACCACACAATCACTAAGTGTGTTGTTCTTAAGAAACTTTCTAAGCTGGTTATAGTTAAGTCTATCTGTTGTCATACCTACTGCCATGCTTAGTCTTTTAAGTACACTTATACCATCTTCCATAAACTGGTAGTAGTGATTGTCCACTTCCTTCCATCTCTCATTATGTCCATAGTCCTTAGGTGAAATGTTACTAACCTCTTTAGCTAAGTAGTATGCAAAGTCCAATAACTCTCTTTTTATAGCTGCTTTGATGTCTGGGTCTTCCATGCCTAGTGCAATTCTTAGAGGTGTTTCTGCATAACCAACTACAAGTCTCCTCTCTCCTACTGTCTCAGTTGCAGGTACCACTACCTTATTCATAGTTATAAAAGGTGTAACCTCCTGGTGAACATCCTTACCCTTTGTTACTGAAGCATACATATGTCTAATACCCTCATGGTATTCTGCTCCAAACTTGTTTAGTGTTTGAACTACTGGTTTAAGTAGTGCTGTACCTACAAGGTGGTGTATCTCATCAACTAGTAGTATATCCAAGTTAACTAAGAAGTCATTATACTTCTCCGTAAGTATATCTCCACTAGTTTTGAGATATCTTTGTGAGGAGAATAGAGGCTTCAATAGTCCTTCTACCAACCCTGTCTTAAAACTATGTGGTGGACCCATTAGTGCAAATATCAGTGGCGACGGCTCATGAGTCATCAATTTCCTTCTTATGAAAGGCAGGAATAGCTCATGTGTTTTATCATAACCCATCTGACTTTCTATAGCACGGAGTATAGTTAGTGGTGGCTTATACCTATGACCTAGTTGTTGTGCCGTCTCCTCAGGTGAGTAGAACATTTCCTGAACTGTTGTCCTCCTATAGACATTGAAGCTATCCCTCCTAGACACACTATCTTTCTCTGGACTTATTAGTCCAAAGTCCTTATCTGGTCTTTCTAGTAGGTCCACTAACCTAGCTTTACTTTGTATTAGTCTTAGTTTCTTAGCTGTTAGTGTTACCTCTCCAGCTAACTCCTCTATCATATCTGAGACAGTTTTAAACAACCTAACCTCTCCCGTCTCCACATTGTGCAACATGTGTGGGTTAGGTGATGTAGACCTAGTTATCCTATATATATCTATAATCTGTCCATGTACTGTTTGCACTGATGATGTCATATCCTCCCACCTTTCATTATAATTATAAGGACTCTTTGTGTCTGGGTCCAATATTTCATTTTTTAAGTCTACACTATTTTTACTATGAGGTAATAGAGAGTTTATAGTCTCTATCACATACTTGTGAGTAGCTATATCCACTCCTGAGTCATTTTTTAAGCTGCCACTAAGTCTTAGCAACAAGTCGTTTGGTGTTGCATTGTAATACTTAGGGTGGTAGGGATAACCCTCCTCCTGTGGTGCCTGCCTAAAGTTGCTTTTTAGGTCTGCCTTAGCCCGTTTAGCTATGAATGAAGCTATAACTACCTCTTGCTGTTCTGGAGTCATAAGTATAAACTCCTTAAACATATACCCCAGGTTGCTTTTCTGTGCAGTATGCTCAGGTAGTAGTGTTCCACTCTCCTGTGCTACACTAAGGTGTGCAGGCCTTGTGTCTTTAAATAGTGCCATTACAGCTAACTGGAGTATTTGTGGTACTGGCCTTATAGTGTCCTCTTTATAGTCTGGGTCGTCTGTTTCAGCTAAGTAAATATGTTCTTTAGTTAAGTTTCCTTTGTTACCTATGAAAAGCACTCTTGTGCTGGAAAAGAGTACATCTAACTCATCACCTATCCCACCTTTGTGAATTGCTAATACATAATCAGTTAGCATAGAGTCAGTGTAATGGTATAATAGGTGATAGCCTTCCTTCCCTACACTTTTACTAATAACTAAGGGTTTTTGGTGTTCTGGTAAAGCATTAACTATGGGCATTATTACATCACTCTTATGCTTACAGTCAATGTCTATAGTTAGTAAAGGTGGGTCACATAATCCATGGACTATTGCTACTGTTTTATCTTCAATAGCTATGAGTTCCTTGAATGTGCTTGTGGTGAGTAGCTTCTTAGTGTTGTTTACCCATCTTTGTTCTGTTTTCTTGTCCTGTGAACCATCTTCTAAGAGTTTGTCTGTTGGTTTCAATCCATTAAGTTTTAGTTGGTCATTACTATAGATTTGATTAGCTCTTACTAGTCTTTTTGGTAATGTTGCATATTTAAGTACCATTGTTTCTCCTTATTCTAGGTTTATTTGGTGTTAGCTAGTTGTTTATGTGTTGCACATTGACATTATATTGTCTCCAAGGTTAATATGAGGTTTTTGAAAGTTTAAATTTTTCTTAAATTTTTGGTTTAAGGTTTAACTAAGTTATGATATAACAATTCTTTGAGGAAGGTGAATTTAAGATTATTTTAAATTTACTTTAAGTTCAACTTCAGTTTCAAAGTAAGAATAGGTTAAGGTTTCAGGATAATATTTTTTGATAACCATTATCAATGGTTTTTACATAACAAAATCTTATAATTACCCCTTTGAAACCACCTAAAATGGGGGTTTCATTGTTTAATATATTAAAATAAAAGAATTCTATATATATGACATTTGACCACACATTTATTACACAATAAATATTTCAAATTTTCATAATACATTTTATTATTATTTATATATATATTTATTTATTATATAATAATATATAAAAGTAATAATAAGAGTAAAGGGTATAAAGTATGGAAGTAAACACCTCATAACCCAATAGCTAAACCTTCTACCTCAATAGCAAACTTCCTACCTATCCCTAGTCTACTTCATAAACCAATAGCAATTCCAACCAGTGCCTCAATAGCAAAGAGTAGCTCATGCAACACACTAGCATACCTCACTTTACCATTGTATAAAAACCATATAGTTAATAGGTTAATAATTATGAGGACCACTAGCATCTATTAACACTCACACTAGCAAATACCTCATCTGTTACATCAAAGTAACCCATGATGTCCACAACCTTAACATCTATAGCAAACTCAACCTTAGCTACCTTGCTATTAATATACCTAGTTAGGTAAAGGTGACCATTAGTTAAAACTATGTTAGTTTTTGATACTGCCTCAACTTCCTTCCTATCAAAGTATGCTACTGAGTCCTCAACAACCCTAGTTTCCATAGTTTTAGCAATTCTTTCATTTTCCTTAATTTGCTGTTGTACCATTTTGTTTACATCAATATTATTATACATGTTAATACCTCATTATATTAATTTTGTCTGGGTAAATACCCATAAATATTCACTGAATGAACATTTATGTATATTCATTTTAAAACCTCATATACCTCAACTATATGTCATTAATAGTGTCTTAAGGTTTATTATAACACCATTATATTTTGCAGACATAAAAAAAGCATAACCAGCATGTAGCTAGTTATGCAGGTTACTACTCAGCTTCTGGTCCAGTAGGTTTAACTGGATTTACTTTAACTTTAAGGTGTTTTGCTAGTGCCTCAATAGACTCAAAACCACCTTGCTTCATTTCATCAGTAACTGGAACAGGTTGTAAACGATACTCTTTAGCTGCAAGTAGTTTCTCATCATACTCAGTAAATTTAGCAACTTTCTCTTGAATATCTGTAAGGTCACGGGCCTCATCTAGTAAAGATTGAGCATCCTTTTCCATCTTCTTGCTTTCTGCATAGATTTTACCTTTAGCACTATCCGCTAGTTTAATGCAAGATGTACCTTTGCTAAATGCTTCATTTGGGAACCATAAACCAGTTACAGAACATTTACGACCTAATTGGTTACCATCAACATCTTTTAGGATAGTTACTTCTCTTGGAGTAGTTGCTGTTGCACCATCTTTTTTAATACAGAATTTAGTGATGAACTCTTCTAACTTGTCCTCTTTCATTCTACCATGTGTTTTAACAAACTCCAATGCTTCTACCATTGTTTTCTTAATCTCTTGTGCCATCTCTGACTCCTTTGTTTAATTATTTATGATGTAATTATATCATAAAAGTCTTAACTGAACCTTTAGTTAAGTGTGGGATGTTGTCCATCAACTTTTGCTTATCATCCTTTGTGATGTTATAATTGTATTATAATATACCTTAAATGTAGTTTAATTAGTATGTGAATTGTCTAAGGTATTTGGGTTGCTATTATATAATGTATTAGAGGATAGTAGATCTTTGCTTAGAGATACCTGAAATATAGTTGAGATTTAGGTGAAATATTATAGTTAACTTTGTTTCTTTTGCTTTATAAAGCTTAAATATTTTGGTTAATAGTTTTACTTAAGATGAAATTTAGCTAGACACCCCCCGAACCTGGGTGGGGGGGAAGGTGCATATAAATGGAACCCTTTAAAATATTTACTAGGAGCCATTTTCCTTATTATATCACCATTATAATACCTCATAACAAACTTTAAACCAAATAAACCTACTAAAATCCCAGTTTAAGCTATTTTTAAGGAAGAACTCATTATAATACATAAAAAGGACACTATATGATAGCCCACTTGAAAGACACAGCTGATAGACAAGACATAATTGAGAACTTAAACCTTTTCAAGATCCATGCCCTTAACCTTTTGACTGATGCTATATCCAATGGTAACGCTCAACACCTTGAGCCTAATGAACTAAAAACCTTAGTTACTACAGGATTATCCCTTGAAGCTTCTCTTGATAGAAACCTTTTAGTTGATGAGGAAGATGAACCACTTATTGAACTAATAGAGAAGTATAGAAAAGACATGGAAGGTGATAATCTGTACACACTTCCACCAAAGTATATAGATGCTTAAGCAACTTGCAGTATTTCTAGCTAATAAGCATTGGAGGCTTGATAACTTATACACAATAGTTGATAAAGAAGACAATGTGGGTATACTTAAAATGAACTATGCTCAAACAGTTCTATTTAAGGTTAAGCATCCTAAGACTATAACACTGAAGTCTAGACAGCAGGGGATTTCTACATACAAAGTAGCAGAGGGTTTGGACCGCTGTATATTTGAGGCTAACTCACAGAATGGTATCCAGAGTTATGGTCTGAGTGAGTCAAAGAAACTATATGCTAAGGCACTATTTATGTGGGAGCACTTTGACCCTACAATAAAAAAGTCCTTAGGTATAAAGTTAGTTGTAGCTAATAGTGAGGGTTTTAAGTTTAATAATGGTTCAACACTTAAGATAGGTAACTTCCGTGGTGATACATTGTCTAGTTTACATGTATCAGAGTTAGCTAAAATAGCTAAAAAGTTTCCAGAAAAGGCTGAGGAGTTAAACACTGGTGCATTTGAGGCAGTAAGTACTAACTCCTCAATAAGTATAGAGTCAACAGCAGAAGGTAAGGGAGGTTTGTTCTATGAAATGTGGCAGAGAGCAGAGTTAAGACTAAAACTTGTAGGTGAGGAAGGTCTTACACCACTAGACTTTTATCCTATTTTCCTTAGTTGGACAGATGACCCTGACTGTAGTATGGCAGAGTACTATGAAGCTACTAAAGAGGATAGGCTGTACTTTACTAAAGTAGAGAAAGACCTAGATATAGTTCTAACCCAAGAGCAAAAGAACTGGGCAGCAGCAAAAAGATCCAGATTAGGTGGTAAGTTTGACCAGGAGTATCCATACAGTCCTAAGGCAGCATTTGATGTACCAGTAGAGGGTACATATTACCTTAATGAGTATAAGACTTTGAACATCCAAGAGCAGGAACTTTATGATCCAAACCTCTTAGTTCACTCTGCAATGGACTTAGGTATGAATGATACCTTCTCAATAGGTTTCTTCCAACAGCATCCAGATGGAACAGTAAAAATAATTGGAGAATACCACAATAATGGACAAGGACTAGCTTTTTACAGAGACATATATAAAGCATTAAGTAAGGAACGTGGTTGGGTCTTTGGTGTAACCTATGTACCTCATGATGTAGCAGTAAAAGAACTTATAGCTGCTCAGACAAGATGGGATGCTATGGTTGAGATGGGCTTCAATCCAGTCCTAGTTCAGAAGCATAGACTACTTGATGGTATTGAGGCTACAAGACGCTTTCTAAAAACAGTAGTTATATCTAATAAGTGTGAAGCTATAGTAGGTGCAATACAAAATTATAGAAAGAAATTTGATAGATCTTTATCAGTGTATCTAGACTCTCCTCTTCATGATGAGTATTCTCACACCGCTGACATGATAAGGTACATAGCTATGGGTCTTCTATCAAGTCCTATAAGTGATATTTATGTAAGAGAGACTAAACAAGTTAAAAGAAAATCATTAGGTTATGACATTTAAGCTTAAACTAAGCCTGTTTTTGTTATAATATGATTTAATTTCAATTAAAAGGATAGATATGGAAACAGGTAATCCAGAGCAGAAAACTGCAGATGCTACCTCAACTAAAGATAATAGTTCGGGTGTAGACTTTGAAAAACGGTTTAAGGACACTCAAAGTGCTTATACAAAATCTCAGCAAGAGCTGAAAGCAGCTAAGGCAAAGCTTGAAGCACTAGAGAAACTTACAGCACCTAAGGTGGAATTAGACGAACAAACTAAACAAGAACTAGAGTCCTTGAAATATGAAGACCCAGATGCTTGGAGAGTTAAAATGAACCAGCTGGAAACAGAGGCACACAGGAAACATAAAGACACTTTGGATGAGGCTGGAAGAATTGCAGCTCAACAAGCAGAACTGGAAAGACGAAAACAGGTTTTAGCAGATTTCAATGTGAGCCATCCCGAATTAGTTATCACTGATGAAACTATTCAGTATGATGTTCCTCCTAGAATTACTCAAAAGCTTGAAAAAGGAGAAGTAAGCTTTGAAACTTATCTCGAGGAAGTTGCAGAGTTCTTACAAGCTCCTAAGGTTATTGGTGATGGGAATAAAACTCTAAACCAACCAAACTTGAACAAAGTTGGTGGGGATGATACTCCTACAGATGGTGCAGTGCAAAAAGACATTGTTAAAGATTATAAAAACATCGTATTCTAGGCAACTAGATGAACGATGTAACTTATGTATAAAGGAAAAATATGGCTGATGGTACAGGAAAGGTAGATATTGGTTCTGCTTTAGTAAGAAAAGCTTGGATGGCAGAAGGACTTTTTCAAAAGTCTGCAACTTCATTTTGGGCACCTTATAAAGGTAAAACATTTGACTCTATCATTTTAGTTGAAAATGATATTAGTGCTTCAAAAGGGCATACAGTTACTTTTGATTTTGATGGTAACTTAAGTGGTAAACCTGTTAAAGGTAACACTACAGCAAAAGGTACTGGTGAACAAAAGAAAAAATTCTCTGACACTTTAACAGTTGCAGACTATAGATATGTAGTTGACAATGGAACAAAATTTGATGGTATTGAGATTGGTGACTTATCTATTAATGAGCACTCTGACTCTCGTTCAAAACTTGCAGATTTATGGGTTCGTTCTGAAGACCAAGCATTCTTTGACTTAGCTCAACAAGGTGCAGAATTTGGTTATAACTTTGATGGTTCAGATGAAGCACACACATTTGATTTAGATGGTATTATGACTATTGAAAAACTAGTTAAAACTGGTACAGGGTTTGATACTACACCAGCTGGTATTACTAAGCGTTTACCTCTTAAACCTTTCAAACTTGCAAATGGTGAGCCAGTATGGTTATTTGTTATTGATGTAGCAATTAAAGCTAAATTCATTAAAAATGCAGGTAATGTTTTACAAGCAGCAGATGTTCGTGGTAATGACAACCGTTTAATCAAAGGTGTTCTAGGCAAAATTGGTTCATTCTTGATTGTTGAAGCTCAAACATTCTTTGGTGAAACTGAAGGTGAGATTCTGACAAATGGTTACTACAACTATGACAACACTGGTGTTGAAATTGCTGGTTTAAGGCAAAAAGATGCAAATGGTAACTGGACTGGTACAGAAAACTTTAATGGAACAGCAACTGTTTCTCGTGGTATTGTATTAGGTGCTGGAGCATTCCAGAAAGCAAATGGTATGATGCCAGACTACAAATATGATGAAACAGATTTTGGTAAATTCTCTGAGTCTTGTCTTGAAACTTGGTGTGCTGCTAAATCAACTAAATTAGTTGCTGAAAATTCAGACTACAAAAGTGGTAAAGTTGCTGGTTATAACTATGGTTCAATCTTCATTGATGTACCTCTATAGGTTACTGAGATGAAGAAAGTATTTGCAGCGGCATCTTTTGCCGCTTAATTTGAAAAGGAAAATTTATGGCTGATTTAAGATTTGAAAACAAAAACAACCAAAAGAAAGAACTTAGTGTATTTGCTTCTAGTGTTGTTGCAACTTCTGCTACTATGGATGACACATTATTCACTCTTCCTGAAGCATCATTAGTTACAAGAGCTTATGCAGTAGTTTTAACTGCTTCAGGAGAAGCTACAGATACTGTAGACATTAAAGTTGGTTCTACTGTTGTTGCTGATGAAGTTGTTACTGGTGTTACAGGAGTACAAGAAGGTACACAAGCTAAAGGGTATTTCCCTACAGGTGGTAGTGTTACTGTAGTTGCGGGTGCAGATGCTCCTGATGATGCAGGACGCCTAAAAGTTGTAGTTGAGTACATTGAGACTGAGCTTTCAACTGGTTTATATACTGATTAATCAGTAACTTGACTCCTCTGATAGGAGGGTGTCTTTATAGAGCCCTTCTATTATGAAGGGTTTTATTAAGGATGCTTCCACTCTGGAAGAAAGGAACAAGAAATGAGTAGAATTTCAGATATACTTATTAGGGTTAGAGATACTTTAGCAGACCCTACAGGAGATAGGTGGGATGACCCAAGACTTCTTAGACTTGTTGATGAAGCTCAAAAAGACATAGTTAGACATGCTAAACTTCTAAATAAAACTTACAGTATGATTATTCCAGCTAATACAAACTCTATAGAGTTACCTGAAGACTTAATGCTGTTAACTAGAGTTACTGTAAATAATGAAAAACTGGATTTTATTACAAGAGAAACCTTGGATAAGATTAATATACACTGGGAAACGGATGTTGGTAAACCCAGATATATTATTACTGATAAGATAGGCCCTAGAGAGTTGCAGGTTTATCCTATTTTAGAGGATTCTAGTTATAGTTTAGCAGTACCAGGAACTCCATTTACTATTGATGACTTTGGCATAGTTACTGATATAGAGGATGGTTCATCTAATGTATCTGATTTATTTGGAGCAGTGACTCAAATACTAGAAAGCTCTTACCTTTTTGTTATTCACTATTTGAAAAAACCTAATACTATTAGCTCTATTGATGACCAACTAGAGATTGATGAGATTTTTGACAAAGCTGTTAAATATTATGTAGTAGGTAAAGCTCTTAGAGATGATATGGATACTCAAAATAGAGCAGTAGGTAATGAAGAATTAGGTTTTTATACTAGAGAGCTTGAAGAAGCTATAAAAGAAAAAGCATTAGACTATGTAACAACTGGTAAAAGATTTGAAGTATCATATATAGGAGGTTTTTAATGGCAAGTAGAAGTATTGATTTACCAGCAGGTGAATGGGTAGATTTAGGCTCAGAAGACTGTACATTACAACATAGGGTAGGTTGCCCTGTTTACTTAGTTCAGGACTCTAGCAAACCTAGGAGTCCTATTTCATTAGCTGACAGTAAAAGAGCTAAGGTTTTAACTCGTAATACATTAGTTAACATAGTTGATATAGATGGTAATCTGTATGGTTATTGCCACAGAGATACTTATCTAAGTATAGACTAATGAGTGGTTATTAATGACAGAAGAGAAGATGGTTGAGACTATTTATGAACACGACCAAGCTATTAAGTCAGTAGCAAAAGCTATTGATACCTTAACAGAAGAAGCTAAAACTTCTAATGTTAAACTGGACTCAATAGTTACTTCAATGGGTAAGCAAGAACTTATACTAGAGAAGATAACTAATATAGAGACTAGAACTAAAGATAGTTTTAACAGAGTATATAGTAAAATAGAAGATGTTAGGGATGTTCAAAGTGTTGGTTGTACTCCTCTACAACTAAATATACAAGCTAATAAAACCTTAGCTAGTAAAATTGATAAAGTAGAGAAGAATATAACTTGGATAGTTAGAACACTAATTGGTACATTTGTATCGGGATTAGTTGGTTCTTTATTTATATTAGCAAGGGGTTAAAATGGAAACAACAGTTCAAGAGTTAGTATACCAAATTATAGTATTATTCCTAAGTGGGGTACTTGCTGTTATTGGGGGATATGTTAAAAACCTTATTAGGTCTAGAATAGACTTTGAAAAGTATGGTTTTGAAAGAGATAGAGTTGAAAGAATTATAGATAATGCTATAAGCTATGCAGAGATTAAAGGTAAAGAATTTGCTACAAGTTCCTCAAAGGCCTTAGCCTCTACAGATAAGCATAATTTAGCTTTAGATTATATTAACAGAATGGATAAGTCTATAATTACTGACTACTCTAATGAATTAGACTTTATGATAAAGCGTAAAGTTGCCCAGAAGTTTGGTGCTAATTATGAACTTACTCACAGTAATAGTAAAGTTACTTAAAGACTTATTTCCTACAGTAGCAATTTTTATTGCTGGTAGGAAATCTAAGGAACTTGAGGATGTTAAAAGAGACAATAAAACTCTTGAGTCTTGGCAAAATATTGACAATAAAGTTATTGATAAAACTAAAGTATATAATGAGGAGGATTGGTAATAGATGAAGTTAATATTATTAGCTTTAATTTTGGTATTTTCTGGGTGTAATAGCTCAATAATTTGTCCTTCATATCCTAAGCCTTCTCAGTTAGTTTTGACTAAGATTAGAGATATAAATAACTCTAGTGTAGACTCCTGGATGAGTGATCAATATAAGCTTAATAAAAAGTTAAAGGAATGTAAAAGATGGTAAAAAGAAAAGATACTAGTATTTCTTTTATTGGTTTACATATATCAATGAGAAAAGTATTAAAAGTAGGAGAAGCTATATATTCTAAGTATGGTCACGACTTAGTTATTACAGCAGGAACTGAGGCATTTAATGGTAAAGATTTAATTCATTCTCCTGGAAGCCTTCACCCATTTGGTAAGGCATTAGATTTTAGAAATAGGTTCTTTTCATCTAGTGAGAAACCTAAAGTAGTTCAAGAGCTAAGAGAGAAGCTAGGTAATGATTATGATGTAGTATTTCATAACTCACATTTCCACATAGAATATGACCCAAAGGATAAATAATGGCTGATACAATAGGAACTAGAAAAATAGTTAAGCAATTAGCTGGAGAGGAAGATTTACTATTAGGTTATGGTAGTGAAAATCAGGAAAGGTTTAGTGGCATTGTACCAGTAACTAGGATAAGACCACATAAAGTTGTTGATACTATAGAAGATATGTTAGCCTTAGACACATCTAAGTATTTAACTTGTAATGTTATAGATAGTAATAGAGGTGGTATATTTCATTACGACTCAACACAGTCAGCCATAAATGATGGTGGTGTAGTTTTAGATGGTTGGTGCAGGCAAGATATAGATGTCATAACTACAAATATGTTTGGAGCTAAAAGTGATGGAGTTACTGATAATACAGTAGCATTAACTAAGGCTTTATCATATTGTTCAGATAACAAAAGGCAATTATCTGTATCTAAAGGAACTTGTCTAAGTGGGAGGATAGTTATTGATGACCTTACATATATCAATATAAAGGCAGAGTTAGATGCTACAATTACAGGAACATCAATAGATAGTTTACTTTATACAAGACAAGATACTTTAGGTATGGAAATGCTTAGTATCGTAGGTGTTAAGTTTAGTAATTTATATAGAGTAGTTGATATTAGATATGTAAATAGCATAAATAGAATTACTCTTGAGGATAATGAAACAACTTTAGTAGAATTTCCTTTTTATATATCAAGTAACATAGGTATAGCTTCTGTTAAAAGAAATAAACTTATAGATTGTATTAGTGACCATCAGCCTGGTGGTATTCAATTAGGTACAGATATTTATGATGTTGGTGATGCCTATGTTGAAGGCAATATAATAGATGGTGTTAAATATACTGGTGATACAGAAGGTACAGAAGTTCATGGAATTATTGTACTGCTGAAGAATGTATATATAAGAGATAACAAACTTTTTAATATTAGAACATCTCAACCACAAGCAACAGGATGTGAGCCCATTTACACAAAAGGTTTTAATGTTCACATAAAAGACAATTACCTAATTGATGCAGGTGCTTATGGTGGAGCTATTACTATTAAAGGTGCAGATGTAAGAGATGAGTCTAGTTTTATTGAAAATAATAACATTATTTTTACTGCTGGTTATGAAGATGATACTGTAGGAATACAAGCTTATGTAAATAACACTAAGATAGTTGGAAACTATATTAAAAACTCTGGTGGGTATGGTATCCTAGGTAATAGTGGAGAGGAAGCTATATTAGGTGGTTTAGTTATCTCTGATAATGAGATTGTAAATTGTAGAGCTAGTTACTCTATTAGATTTTATGCTGAAGGCTCTGTTGTAGAGAATAACAATATAGTATCTCCACGATATGATGCAACTGGTTATGGAATTTACTTTTCTGCTTTAGAGAGCAATGATACATTAACAAAAGTATCAACAACTATAAAAAACAATACTTTATACTTTGATGATGACTATGTAGGAAGTAAATACTATTTTATGAGACTTAATGGAGATTATTCACCAATAGGAAATGTTAATGTTTCAGGTAACAAGGTAATAGGACCTTATACTCCAGGCAACATAACAATGTATATGTATTCTGTTTTAAACTATGATGTTAACACAATTTTAAATATAAACTCTTCAGAGTATATAGATATTATAACTAGTCAAAACTTAACTGACTGTGAGTTACATACAAACTGTAGTATATGGACTGATTTTCCTACAGTAGGTACATATAAGAAAGGTGAGACAGGCTTTTATTCTAGCCCTACAACATCTGGTTTTATAGGTTGGGTGTGTACAACTGAAGGAATAGCTGGAGATACTGCAGTATTTGATAACTTTGGTAAAATTGGTGAAACTATTTTTGATGGTACTTGGACACCTATACCATCTAATGGAACAGATGACACAGTTTTTGGTTCTATTACAAGTAAAAATTATACTAAAAATGGAAATACTGTAACTGTTGAGTGTAGAGCTTTAAATATAGATACTCTTTTAACAGGGGATTTTGTACTAAAAGGATTACCTTATTCAATAAAAGGAGATGCTTATGGGACTGCTATACTTAGAAGCTTCAATAATGATACTTTAGGTTCTTACATAGTAGCCTCATTTGAAGCAAGTGGGACAGAATTGAGTGAGTTTACAGATATTGCTACTGGCACTGTTGTTGATTGGGGTGATGTTGTTGAAGATGCAGCAGACTTATTCCTATCTCTTACTTATATAACTGAATAGGAGTATATAATGGCACAATTAACTCAATTTAATGGAGGGATAAACATTCGTTTATCTCCTCATTTAATAAATGCAAATGAGGCAGTTGAGTATACTAATGTAGATAACTCTAGTATGTCTCTACGACCTGTAAAATCTAGCACAAATGAAAATACTATTATAGGAACCTACTTTATAAATTTTAGAGACTCTTGGGTAAGCTCAAGCACTTATAAAGACTATGTTATATTTCAGGATAATTTATACTATAGTGATGGTTCTTCTAGGCCTATGTGGACGTCTGATGGGACTAACTGGTTAACTCTTGGTGTAGATAGACCACCTAGTGCTCCAACTGTAGCATTAGGTGATACTGGAAATTATCATGGCTCCTATCAATTTTGTTATACATATTATAACTCTTCCACTGGACTAGAAAGTCAACCTAGCGATTATAGTAGTTTTATTACAGCTATAGACTCAGCTATACTTACAAAAAACTTAGTTGGTACTGGTCAACCTGGTATAGATAAGCTTAGAGTTTATAGAATTGGTGGAAATCTTACATCAATGTCACTAGCTTTTGAAACTGACAATCCTGGTGAGGGTAATACTAAGGATGTAAATTCTAGTATACCAGATGATTATATACTTGGTGTTTTAGATAGCTATAATAATGCACCAGCGCCAACTGGACTAAACTATTTAACTGAAAGTAATGCAATGCTTTTTGGTAGTATAGACAATAAATTATACTTTAGTGATATTGCTTTTACAGAGTACTGGAGTGCTTTTAATTATATTAAGTTTGATAATGATATTACTGGTATTGGTGCAACAGCTAATGGTCTATTAGTGTTTACTAAGTATAAAACTCATATAGTTACTGGTACAAGCCCAATGACTTTGTCTAAATACTTATTAAGTTCAAACCAAGGATGCTTGAGCCATAGCTCTATTAGTTTTGCAAAGGATACTTTAATATGGGCATCAACAGATGGTATATGTGCATCTGATGGAGGTATTATACAGGTTGCTAGTAGAGATAAACTTGGTAAGATTGAAATTACAAATATTAAAGACTCTATAGTATTTGATGATGTATACTACTTAGCTTATGAAGATAAGATATTAGCTCTTGATACTAGATTTGGAAATATACTAAGGGAGGTATCTCAAACAATAGATAGATTTTCAATACATAACGATACTCTATACTATTCACTAAATGGTAGTTTATATAGCTTGTTTACTAGCCCTAATACTATGTCTATGAGCTATAAAAGTCCCCTAATATTAGATAAACCTAATTATAAAAGCTTATACTACAATTTTAAAGTAGAGTATATAGGTAGTATTACAATTAGTGTTATCATAGATGGAACCACTGTAGTTACTAAGTCATTAAGTTCTACAACTAGAACTACTGTTGAAATTCTGGAGGTTGAAGAATATATTGGGTATAACTTAGAGTTTACTGTTACAGGTACTGGTGAGGTATTCTTTGTAGATTATAGAACTTTAGATAAAGATAACATCGCTGGAGCATTGAAGTTTTACTCAACTACAGAGTTTAAAGAAATAGTTAAGGTAAATAACCAACCCATTGAGTTCAATAAAACAGTAGATGGTTATAAGAGTGGTAACATTAATATAGAACCTACAAATTTAAGTTTGTTTGATAACTTAAGAGTTAAATTTAATGGTTCAGTAGAGTTTAGAGTATACCTTGATGGAGTAATGTATTCTAAGGTTTTAAGTAGTACATCTTTAGTTGAAGAGATTATTGAGTTCCAAGACTTAACTGGTTATTCTTTAGTTTTTGAAGTTATAGGGACAGGAAAGGTTTATGATATAACTTTCGATTCTTATAATAAAAGTAACATCGCTGGAGCATTGAAGTTTTACTCAACTACAGAGTTTAAAGAAATAGTTAAGGTAAATAACCAACCCATTGAGTTCAATAAAACAGTAGATGGTTATAAGAGTGGTACAATACCATTTAATATAACTAATCATAAAATGTTTAAAAATCTTATGTTATGTTATACAGGCTCAATAGACATAAAAATATATCTTGATAATACTGAAGTGCTTAATAAGTCTTTAAGTAGTGCTGAGTTGGAGACTAAGGAAATACTTTTACCTTCATCAATTAGTAGAGCTTATTATATAAGTATAGAGTACTCTGGTACAGGTAAACTATATGATGTGGAAATGGTTCCACTAGAAAGGCAAACAAATGGTAGGTAAGAAAAGTGAGGGTAGTACATTTATACAAGTTCCTCAAGATGTTGAAAACCCTCAACAACTTAGGAGGTTCTTAAGTCAGTTAATTCAACAGATTGATGTAGCTTTTAGCAACACTGGATACTTGGATAATGGCTTTGTAGCTAAGAAGGACTTACCTTCATTAGCTACTGATAATCCTAAGCAAGATTTCATAGACTCATTAGACCAAACCATTAGTGACCCTCCTACACAGGAAGAGGTTCAAGCCATTAGTGATAAGGTAGATGAAATTCTAGTTGCATTAAGAAAGTCTAAAATTATCTATAATTAACCTTAAATTAATATTGATTTTGATATAATAAACAATGATAAAAATTAAAATTATAGATGACAAAGACTATAATAGGCTATTAGAGTTATATCAAGATTACCAAGAAGTTCTACCTACAAAGCATAGTAACTTTGTATCTGCAAGATTACTTAATAAGGAGCTTCTTCAAAGTAACTCAATAGCTCTTGGTCTGTATAAGGAAGATAATTTAGTAGGCTTTATTCTTGGTGAAGGTTCTAACAAGGTAGTAGTTAACTTTAGTTCTATGTATGTAGACACTAAACATAGATACTATGTTAAAAAGTTTTTGCAAGAGACAGAAAGATACATTAAATCACTAGGTTATTCAGGTTGGATTGCTAATAGTGTTACTAAGCAATCAGGTAAAATGTTCAATAGCTATGGTGCAGTTCCAATAGAGATTAAATATTATAAGGAGATATAATGGGAAAGATAGAAAGTGGTGGTAGTCAATTATTAGACACTGTAGGAAGGTCAGTAGAGTCTGGTCTTCATACTGCTACTGATGCTATAGGAGTTACAAATTTTCAGGGTCAAGAAGCTGCAGCTAAAGCATCCAAAGAAGCTTCAGATGCCAGTATGAAGATGTATGAGGACCAGTTAAAGTTTCAACAAGACCAGTATAATGACTGGAAAGATATTTATGGCTCTATACAGGAGCAGGAGGCTGACTATATAGCAAGATATACCGGAGAGGATATAGTGGCACAACAATTAGGTCAAACTTCTCAAGAGTACCAAACTGCACAAAAGCAGTTATCTCAAGCATTAGCTCAAAGAGGTATATCTGGTAGTGGTATAGAGGCAGCAGGACTTACACAACTATATGGTCAAGAAGCATCACAAAAAGCTAATATTAGAGCATCTCAAGACTCTATAGCTGAACAGAGTAGATTAAATTTCTTAGGCTTAGGTTTAGGCCAAGGTACTCAGATGTTAGGGACACAAGCTTCAGTAGCTCAAACAGGTATAAGTACTCAAGCTAGTATAGCTGGACAACAAGCAGATTTAGCAGGTCAGCTAGGTACTGCTAATATTGGTTCTATGGGTAACTTAACAGGTAAAGTTGTTGGTGGTGTTACCAAAGCTTTATTACAATAAGGAGATAAAATGGCATATAATCCAACTGGATGGGAAGCTTTAGGTTATGGACTAGCAGGTGGTTTTGAAAAAGATAGGAAAGCATTACAAGCTCAGGAAGCTTCAAAGACAGCTTATCAAGCAGCAAAGACTGGTAAAGTTACCCAGAATACTGAGCAGTTAAAAATTCAAAATCAAATGCTACATAAGCAGATGGTAATGTTACAAAATCAAATGGCAGCTAAGGACTTAGACCAAGCTACTGACTCTTTAATTACTAATGGTAATTATGAAGAGTTTAATAGTATAATTAAAAATAACCTAACATTAGCTCAAAAGTTTGCTAATAACTATAGAGTTAAAAGTATTAGGCCAATAGATTGGAATAATAAACAAGACATTGCAGAGGTAATTAAAGCTGGCGTAGACCCTGAAGTTTTGTCACAATTAAGTGATGAGGATAAAAAGGAAGGTATTGGCAGGTCATTTTATATGACAGATGCTGGGCATTTAACTAGTTTAGATGAATTTGTAAACCAGACTGGTTACATAAATAAAATGACATCAGATAAGTTCAATGCTTACTTAGGTATAAGAAATAAACTAGCTAATATAGGTAAAAAGCTAACTACTGATGAGGTTAAAGCTAAGGACTTCCTAGAATGGCATAAGAAAACTGGTGGTTCATATTCAGAGTATGAACAGATAGGTAAACAAGCTAAAGAGAGTAAAGGTCAGTATCAAAAACAAATAGAAACATTTGATAGGAACAATCCTAATGCAACCAAAGAGGAAAGAGATGCTTATATAAAAGGTGTAATGGAGAAATCTATTTATGGTGTAGCTCAAACTAGGAAGGATAAAGGTGTATCTGACTTAACTAATAATCAGTTAAAAGCTATTGACTTAGTTGATAGTGGTAAGTATGAGAGAAAAGACTTACTTAAATTAGAAAACTCTATTATGTCCGACTTAGACTCTAATGTAAAAACACAAGTTAAGGATGACTTAAAATCAATGAAAGCTAACCATAAAATGGTTGTATCCATTGATAGACTGCTTAAAGAAGCTGATGAAGGTAGAGTTAAAGTAGACAAGGATACAGTAGCTAACTTTACAACTTATGTAAGTAAAATCTTTGGTAAGGATACTCCACAAGCACTAAAAAATGTTGACTTTAATACTGCTGGAGGCTTATTACTTGCTGGTTTTATGAAGGATATGTCTGGTGCTACTGTTAGTGATGTAGAAGCTAGAAGGCTATTAAATATATTCCAAGGTGGAGATTTAGCTGATGAGACATTTGTCAAACAAGCAATGAAAAAATTTGCTTCAGAGTCTAAGGAGTATAATAAAATTCTAGCTGAAAATAATAAGCACTATGCTCCAGATTCTGTTGTAAGATTTACTACATATAGAGAAACTAAAAAGCCTGAAGTACAACAAAAAGATACTTCTGAAGTAGCAACTCAAAAGGAACCTGTAATAAATGATGCTTATCAAAGAAAGTATGAGAAGTATAAGTCTTTAATAGGTCAAGTAAATCCTAAGACTGGTAAGAAACTAGTAGGGTTTGAGAAGGAAGCTCCATTCAATCCAATTTATGAGGAAGTTAAATAATGAAACCAACAATAGAAAATCTTAAAGATACATTCAAGATTAGCTATGATGCTTTTGAAAAGTCTCGTAAGGAGGCTCTCAAAGTACTAGACTTTTACCACAATAGGCACTATACTACAGACCAGCTAAACACACTAGCCCTAAGGGGTCAACCTGCTGAGACTTTTAATATTATTAAGTTATTTGGTAGAATGCTATTAGGCTACTACTCAACAATAGTTAATAATGTTAAAATTAACCCAGCTAAAGAGGAAAGTATTATTACTGCTTCAGTACTTCAAGACACTACTGACTACATCTTTAGAACTAATAACTTTGCACTTGAAGGTGACAAAATTAAGTTAGACTGTATACTAACTGGTTTAATGTGTAGTTATACTGATGTAGTTAAAACTGAGGAAACAGATGAGTTTGGAAGACCTAAGTATGAGATTAAAATTAATCATGTACCTTCACTTGAAATAGCTCTTGACCCAATGAGTAGATTAGATGACTACTCAGATGCTAGATACATTCATAGGTTTAAATGGGTAGCTGAGGAAGAGGTAGATAGCTTATTTGGTAAAAGAAAAAGAGAGAAACTAGGCTCTTACTACAACCACTTAAATATTGATGAAGCAGAGTTTGCTTACACTTATGGTACAGAGTTCCAGGGTCAATATAAAAGGTTTGATAACTATTTAATAGTTCATACTATTATGAAAGATGGTGACAAGACTTGGTCAGTTTATTGGAGTGGTGACACTATTTTAAGCAAGGAAGAGGTTACTTATAAGGATGTAAAAAATCCTTATAGAGTCCAGAAGCTCAACACTTCAAATAAAGTAGAATTTTATGGTATGTTTAGAGAAGTTACAGAAACTCAAAATGCTATTAACCAAGCACTTATTAAAATTCAGTTAATGGTTAATACACAGAAAGCTTTTGTAGAAGACAATGCAGTAGACAACTTAGCAGATTTTACTGACCAATTTAACAGAGTAAATGCTATTATACCAGTTAAAAAGTTAGCTGGAATTAGGATTGAAAGTTTAACAAGAGAAGTTCTTGACCAATATACTGTTATTGACAAGGCCTTAGATAGAGTCCAGAGAGTACTTAGTATAAATGATAGTTTCCTAGGTATGGCATATGCATCTGATAGTGGAGCGAAGGTTAAGTTACAGCAAAATGCTTCAATGGTTGCACAAAGATATAGTACTTCTAAGATAGAGCAATTCTATAGACTATTAGGTTGGGATATAGTTAATTTAATTAAACAGTATTATACTGCTCATGATGTTATAAGAGTATCAGATAACTACCAAGGTAACAAGTGGATAGAGCTAAATAAACCTCTAGAGATACCTACTGGATATATAGACTCACAAACTGGATTACCTCAGACTCGTATGGTATTTGAAGAGGTACTAGAACCAGCTAGTGGTAAGCCAGTTAAAGATGAGTTTGGCAACATAATTATGGCTCCTATTCCAACTATGGATACTGACATAACATTCACTAAAGCTGAGATTGAGATAGACTCTGTTAGTTTTAATGATGATGATGAAAAGAACCAACAACTGCTAGAACAGTTTATTAATGGACCTTTAGGTAATATACTTAGTCAGGTTAATCCAGCAGGATACTTTAGAGCAGGTGCATTATCAATTAAAAATGTTAAGTCTAAATATAGTCCTGAACTAGCTAGTATCTTAGATGAGACAGCTATGATGTTAGGTGGACAACAACAAGCAGCCATGCAACAAGGTCAGCTTCCTGGGCAAATGAGTCAAGGTCAAGCTATGAATAATATGCCAGGTAGAGCACAAATAGGAGGTGAGTAATGAATAGTTTATGGGATGAGTTAGATGCTCCAGCTGAGGAAGCTTCAGCTAGTCTATGGGATGAGTTAGAAGCTCCTGAAGAGCCAAGTGTTTTATCTAAGATGGAATCAATGCAGGCACCAGAATTATCTGGTGTTACAGACTATTCTACACTTAGAGAACCTACAGTATCTGATGGTACTGTAAGCACTATTACAACTGGTCAACCAGAGACTTATGGAGGAGCATTTAATGTAAATGTTACTGAAAGAGTTGGTGAAGTTGGACAAGGTATGGCTAGAGGTGCAGCTAGACCCACCTTAGGTGTAGCTTATCTTGGTGAAGGGTTTTATAATAAACTTACAGGTAGCCAGTCAGCTAAAGTGGACCAATGGATAGCAGATAATGAGCAATATATTAAAGATAAAGAACTTGAAGGTCCAGCATTAGCAGGTGAAATAGCTTCTAATATTCTCTTGGGTGGTTTATCTGTAGGTAAATCAGCACTAGCTATAGGTGCCAGAGAAGCTGGAATTGCTGGTACATCAAGTATAGGTGCTGATAGAGATGCTGTAGATACTGGCCTAGCTATGTTGTTAGGTGGAGGTTTAGGTGCTGGTACTCAAGCTGTTATTAACAAGTTAGACAAAACTAAAGCTACCAAACTATACAACTACATGCTTGAACACTACAACTTAGATGAAGCTACAGTTAATTCTAACTTTACTAAGTGGAGACAAGCTACAGGTGAGTCAAATAGTGTTGAGAATAAAATAAAATCTATGGTTGACATGCTAGGGGATAGGGGTGTTAGTATTAAGCAATCAACTTCAAGTGACCCAGTAACAGTTATGAACTTAAACAAAAGGGTTCAGGATACACAAAAAGCAGTAAAGGATTTAGCTGCTAGTGACTTTAATATTGTTAATTTTGCAGATGATTTAAAAGCTTCATATGATGATGTAGCAACTAAGTATTCAGAGGTTAAGGATACACTAAGTAGTGTACCAGTTAAAGCTGAGTTTGAAACTGAACCTTGGGTAGCATTAGATGAGGCGACTACAGGAGATGTAGCTGAACTTAGAAACTTAATAGGCTCAGATAATCCCCAAATTAACTCTAAAGACTTAGTAGACTCAATGCCTATAATCAATAGCATGATTAGGAAAAGTAAAAGCAGAAGTAAACATAAATGGACAGAATTAGGTAAAGCAGTTGATGCTGAATTAGCTAACACTTTAACAGAAAGTCAGTATAAATTGTGGAAAGAAACTAATGACCTTTACAGTAAAATGGCTACAGTTAGAGAGTCAAAACTTGGTGACCTTATAGCTACTGCAAGAAGTAAATCATACAAAGGTAATCCAAAAAGTACTCCTGAGGAAGTTATGGCTAAGATTGGTAAAGTATCAGGAGGTGATGATATTTTTGAAAATATTTCTACACTTGTAGGTGCTGATAAAACACAGTCCTTAGAGAAAAGTATTATAAGTTCAGCACTTAGTGATAACAAATCATGGAAGACAGTAAGTTCAAATCTTAGAAACAAGGGCTTTGTTACACCTGAAGGTAAAAGACTTCAAGAGATAGTTGACTCATTCAAAACAACATTTAAAACTGATGATGCTACTAGGCTTCTAAACACTAGTATGGGTCATGAAGGTGCATCTATTGCAACTACTGCTGAGGGTAAGGCTTTAGTGTATATTATCAATAAAGTAGCTAACATGGCCCGTAAGCATGTTCCATATAGCAGTACTGCTAAACACCTTAGAAAGATGGATGATTTAGCTGATATACTTAAAACTCCAACAGGTTCTGCTGACCTTAGTAAGACATTTGAGAAACTACCTCAGTCAGTTAAGGAGGAGATTGGTACTGATTACATAACAAAACTGCAGGAGTTAAATGCTCAGGAAGCATTGAAAAGCACTAGTAAACCCATTCAGTTGGGTTATAGCAAAAAGACACCAACAGGTGATACCTTCATAGTAGATGGCAAGACTATACCTTCAGAGGATATACCTAGGGTCATGAATAATTTACCTGAAGGTTCTAAAGCTAGTGCTGTTAGAAGAGAACTTGCTGGTAAAATAAGAGTTCAGGATGCTCAATGGCAAATGGTTAGAGATGCTATGAAAGGCACTGATGCTACAGTAGACTATATTCATAAACAGTACTTCACTCCTAAAGGTGTAGCTAAAAATAGATTTGAGGGTATACTTAAAAATACTAGAAAGAAACTTAAGGTAGATGATGCTAATCATAATATAAAAGTGGTTAAAAATATTATAACTGATGAAGCTAAGCAGTTAATTAAGTATATAGAAAAATCTGAGGGTGTTAAGTTACACCCAAAAGAAGCTGAGAAAATTATTAAAATGAAATTAGATGATATGGTAAAGGATTGTAAATGAAATGTGATAAATTATTGAAGGCAGCATTAGATAGTATAAGTGGTGAGCATCTAGATGAGTACTTAAATAGTAACCCAAATATACAAGAAATATTAAATAATTATTTCAATGTAGACCATTCTATAGGCCATTCTGAAAATTTACCTAAAGAACTCAAAGATATGTTTAAGCTAAGAGGAAACTATGATAAAAATACCTTCAGAGGTCAGTTAATACCTACTGAGCAATATAATAATATATTTGAAGGTAGAATGAATAGCTATGTTAAGATAAATGATATGGTATCTTCAACAGATGATTTAGACACTGCTCTATATTATAAGGATAAAGATAATTACCTAAGGAATCATGAGCCAATATTGATAGAATTTGATAATTCAGATATACCTCAATATAGTGTTGGGGGTTCTAGTCATTTTGAAGAGGGAGAAGAAGTCCTTATAAAACCAGGTATATTTGAAATACTAGAATTTGGTGACAATAATGACTATATTAAACTTAGACAAGTTAATAGTGCTCCTAAGTATGAGACTATTATAGACTTATCAAAGGATACAGAAAATTAATAAATGTACCATTATTACTACTATACTAGAAGAGCTATAAAGCTCTTCTCTCATAAGTAGAGTTGTTGAAGTCTTCTTTCTTACTCACCTTTTTATACACTTGTTCAGATATAGCTTTCTTTACAAGTATGTGGTTAACTACTGTGGTATTACTACCATTTACATTAACTACTCTGTCCCGTCTTTGAATGAACTTAGCACCTGAATAGTCAGAACTAAGAATAACAAAGTGCTTAAGATGGCTAAGGTCAACTCCCTCAGCATGGGCAGAACTACTATATATTGTTGCATGTTTAAACCTCCTCTCTAGCTTCTGTCTCTCACCTACAAAGTGACACATAATCCCAACATCTTCTGTATCACCAAAAGTATCATAGATGTAGTCTATCTTCTCATTATTACCTAAGTCAATATACTCATCATCCACTTTAGCTATGCCAGACTCTAGCATATGTAAGGAAGTTCTTAGCTTCATAGTTGTATCACAAACTAGGTCGTAAACTTCTGATGAGTTATTCCAGATACTAGGTTCGCTGTGTATATTACATTCTTTATAAACCTTAGCTATATTGTCTTTCTGTAAAGTATTATATAGTTCCTTGGTAGCCTCCCTTAGTTCCACATAGTGAACCTTATCAATAGCTTGCACATCCTTAGATATCCCAGCATCTTCTTGGGTCATATAAACTGTAAACTCATTAATCTTTTCTAGGAGTTCAGGTTTATATCTATCATACTGCTGTATTTCTCTGCCTGCAGCCTTTATGTAGTAAGGTTCTCCATACTCTTTAAAAAAGTGATAAAAGTTTTTGTGCTCAAAAGGAGTATAGTAATGCAGACCCATTTGGTGAAATATGCTATTAGGAGACTCAACTATTGCAGTGCCACTAAGGTGTATATGTGGCATGTTGTAACATAGTTTCTTTACAGTTTTTATTCTTTGACTTGGTTTTCCTAGTGTTCCTAGATTGTGTGACTCATCAAATATAACTAGGTCGTAGTCAGAACTAGTTAGTTTATGAGCTTGCTCATAGTTTGTAACATGATATTTGTGTTTGAGAGTTGCACTGTTCAGAAACTTCTCCCAGCCTGGTATTGCTGCCTTCTTTGTTAGAATTAATACACTGTTTATCTTTTCGCTTTTTTCTGCTATTAATAAACTTGTGTATGTTTTCCCAGACCTGGGCTTTCCAGCTAAATATACATAGCCAGTGTTTTTTAAAATTTCCCAACATTGTTCTGCCTTTTCCATTTGATGTTTAAATGGTTTCATTTTGTACTCCTTATATTAATACCACTTTATGTCATTCCTCATTACAAGTGTTCAACCATAGTTTTGCTGTTAAAAATAGTATAGCAGATATTAATAATATATCTGCTATTGTTAGTAGGCCCTTCATTACAACACCTTAAAGTTTATTATAGTAGTAACCATTAGCTACTAATAATAATGTATCTAATACCAAAATAAATAAAGCAATAAGTTCCATAGTTAGAATAGTTTCCACTATCAACATCCTTTAGAGAAGCCAGGGCCTCTATTTGCCTTTCTCTTCCTCTTTAATCTGGCCTTAGCTAAAGCTAGATTTATTTCCTCTTCAGTTTGAGTGTCTTTCCAATTCCTATGAATACTTCTTGCTTTTCTAATGCCCATAGGCTCTTGTTGTAACCCAGTAGACATTGACATAGTCATCATTAATTGTGCTAATATACTTTTCTTCATTCTTACTTTTCCTTTAATTTACCAGAAATCTGTTTGATGTTTGAATTTTCATTACCAACCTCTACAACAGCATCTATAGCTTCTAGCCACTTTCTTCTGTACTCATCTTGTTCATCTTTAAGTATTTCAATCTGCTGTGTTAGTTCACTTAGTACCTCATTCAAAGTACTAAGTGCTTGCATACCAGCTAACTGAAGTAATCCAGTGTCTTTACTCATAGTCTACCCCAAAAATCCTCATATAGCTCCTCCATTAATTCAGCATAAGTTAAATCTTCTGCTCTATCAGCATACATTTGTATAGTTTCTATATTAATGTTTAACTCAGGATGCTCCTGAGAAAATCTACAAATACATTAACAAAGTCTTCAGTTGTCATAGTAGTAACCCATTGATAAACTCTTCTACTTGCTCAACATTCCAAGCAACTAGTGAGTGTCCATCAGCCTCTCTAATTTTATCTAGGTTGTACTCTTGAAGCTTAGAAACATTATTTCTAGTTTTAGGTGTTTTAACCTCTATACCAAAAAATACTCCCTCATAACAACCCAGAATATCAGGCACACCTGCCTTAGTTGCACTAACTACCTTAACTACATAGCAACCTCTTTTCTCAAGATAGGTTGTTATCTTTTTCTGTATTTGTTGCTCTGTCACTTATCTCCTCCTCTAATAGCCTATAAAACTCTCTTGTAGATGCTATAACATCCTTACTAACCTCTATATACTCTTTGTCCACAACATTTAATAGTTGAAGTATAATATCATCTACATCACTACTAAATGTATCATCAAGTATGAGGAACTCTATCAAGTCAAATATAACTATACTTAAGTCATTCTCACTTGAAACCCTACTAATTATGGAAGCTGCTTCTGCCATGCACTCCTTACTAGTAATTTATATAAGTCTTGTTTAACTCTTATAACACTACCTTTGGTGCTGTCAAGAGGCCCTAACATAATATACACAATAGCTAACCTAATCATCACATAAGCCTTTCTTAGAGCAAAACCTTCTATACACCAATGAATTAGTACATATAGCTCTTATAATCTTGTGCCTGTCAGCCTTATTAGGAAACTCAGTCTTAAACATCTCATCCCAGTAGTTACTAAACTTTTTACTATAGTGAGCACTAGCCTCTTTTCTAGACATTCTAGGTCTGCACTTTGGTAGTGCATCTCCTTTAAACACACCATCTACCATAGTTAGACTTAACTTTACTTTAGTGTGTGCTTCACCATATGTAGGTAGATGGTAGCCCATACTAGAAGTCCATGTCTAGCTTTTTCTTAGAGTAGTTTTTAACTGTGCCTTCAAAAAAGTTAGTTTTTGTATCATTAAGTTTACTATAAGACTTAAACAGCCTTATGAGACCATCATTTTTGTTTGCTACTGGAAACTCTCTTCCAAAACCTACTTCTCTAAAGCGGTCATTACCTATCCAGTACATTAGATTGTCTATAGCTTGGTCATTAAAGCCCATAACACCAGCAGTAGAGTACTTCAAATAGTCTACCTCTCTTTCTACAGAAGCTATAAGCATTTCCTTGGCTTTTATATCTGCATTAACACCAGTGTCTTGCTTAATATGTTTGTAGATATTTGCATAAAGAGGTAAATGACTACCTAGTTCATCCTTACTAATCTCAGTAATCATAGATGCTGAGCCTACCATTTTAGAACCTAGTGCCCAAACTACAGAAAAACCAGCAGGAAAACTAACACCTTCTAATGATAGATTGGCTATAGCTGCTAAAGACAAACCCTCAAAAGTGGGCTCTCCTTCTTTATCAAACATTGCATAATCAGCATTAATAGCTTTAGCTAGTGCAATAAGTTTAGGGTCAGTTTTAAATAGTTCATAAATCTCTTTACTATCCATACCAGCTTCTTTTAGAACATCATCACCTATATAAGCATATGAGGAACTATGTAGTGCTTCCTCAAAACTTTGCCTTGCTAAACAAGCATTAGCTATTGGATCTGTGATATAAGGGTTCATGTTGTCCATAATTCTGTTAGTTATAACAGAGTCATTAAATATCAACTTACCAAAAGCAAACTTATAAGCTCTAACTTCTGCAGGACTAAGGTGTTGAATAGCTTGCATATCACCTGATAAATCTACTTGAGAGGGGAACCAAGTTCTATCTAACATACCATCCCAGATTGTTTTATATACAGTTCTTGAGGGATTAGAAAAGTCTGCTATCCCATCAGGATTACCACCAACTATAGGGTGAAATACCTCAGTAGATTCTGGATTAAAAATATTTTTAGCCATTTGAGCCTCCTAAAAAGCTTAGCCTTGGTTTAGCTATCCACAAATGTCCTGAGCCTTCACTAACTTCCACATTATACTTTTTGCCATTAATAAAGTCAGTCCAGTCAGGAGCATTCTCAATAGCTGAAATAAAAACCCCCTTAGTTGTTAAAACTACTTGCATTTGTTTCTTCCAGCCATGTTTGAGCTTATCACCATTTACAATAAAAACTTCTAGAATGTATAAACTTTTCTTTTTAAACTTGTTAGTTCCCATCTACAAACTCCTGCATAATCCGAGGAAACTTCTCAGATAAAACTAAAGCTATCTCGTTTGCTATAGCTCTAATTTCCCATTGTGCGTGCTTGTCTGTTCTAAGCTTTAAGAATTGACTCCACATCTGCATATTTCCAGCAATATATAAATCTGTTGTTACTGCTCTAGTTAAAGCAAATCTTGCATCTTCTTTTCTAACACCAATTCTTATGAGTTCGTTGTAAGCATCTTTAGACATTTTGTTTATGTCTTTAAATATAGCTGGGGTCGCTAGTTTATCATCTCCCCTTAAATATTCACAGGGTGGAACAACAAATTCTCTTTCACTTTGCTTAACATATCTTTGTGACTCCCATAAGTGACTATCACTATCTATCATATCTGCAAAACTTGTTCTAAGTGTTTGTACCGCACCAATAGTTGAAATATCCTCAATCTTAATAACCGCATAAGCAAATCTAAATGTAGCTAAGTGTTTATGCTCTTTCATAGTTTTAATAAGACCTAAATTTTTTGGTTTACTATTGTAGCAAATAGCTGCACCTGTTGCTGCCATTTCCTCTGTTCTGTTGTTATAATCTTCAAGAATTACTTTCATCATTGTTCTCCATGTCTGTTTTTATTTCAGCTACCATAGCTTCTAAAGTTTCAATATTAGTGTTAGCAGCTAAGCCTGCCATTAAGTAACCTACAGTAGCTCTTAACTCGTTGAGAGTACATTCACTTTTTATCTTTATCTGAATATCTCCTGATGTCTTATCAGTATGTAATCTAACTACAATCTTGCTCATTAATCTATTACCTCCCAACTGGTATCTAACATATCACTTTGACTAGCCAGCCAAGGTACTACAGTATTATTGGCTGTCTTCATAGCTATATATGCTTGATATGGCACCATATCATCTTCAAATACTCCAACCATTGTTCCTTTCTTATTCCCATTAGCTGGATACTTATTAGCTTCAACATAGTAAATAAACATACCTTTACTATTCCAACCAGCTCTGCAAACCTTTTGACCTTCTTTCATTGCTTGAATAGCTTCTCCAAAAGTCATACCCCTAATAGGTGTGTAAGCTCTGTTAAACACATCTAGAGGAGACCAAGACACATAACCTTTAAACTCATCTGTGTTAGGCTTACCCTCATCTACATACTCAACTAGCATACCTTCATCTGAGCCATTTTCATCTGATGGCAACTCCCAACCTCTAAACTTATTATACTCTAACCTAGTCATAGGTTTTGCATTAATCCTCTTAGTTCTAATAAACGCTTCCATTTAATCTGTCTCCTCTTTTGTTTTATCAAATCTTATACCTAGAAGTGTTGGTTGAATATAAGTATCCAGTATTTGCTCATACTCAATCTCTATAACTTTACCAATAAAATAACTAGGTTCTTCACCTCTAGAATTATCACTTAAACCACTACCAACTTTAACAATTCTACCTTTTTTATCCTGTAGAACTAAACTACCAATCATACCTTCATATTTACCTTCACCTTCTTCTGTACCCACACAAAGTAAATCAGCAGTTTTACGATACTTTAGTTTTATACTATAGTTAACTCTTTTACCAGCTTGATACAGTGAGTCTGGCTCAATAAGCATACCACCTTCCCATCCATCATGAACTAATGCTTTTACATAAGCTACAGCTTGTTTACCAGTCATAACTTTAATGTCAACCATTGATAGACCTATTGTAGAGCCTCTATCATGTCTTTGAGCATATGTTAGACTATCTGTATCTGCTTCAATAAAGTCAAATGTATTTATAACAACTTTAGACTCATCTAGTGAACAGCCAAGACCTTTCTTAAAGTTAACTCTTTCAGTAGTTATCTTTCCTTGAACAGTAGTTCTATCACCTAGTTTTCCCCTGCCTTCCCCATAGTTCATCTCAGAGACTATAATACAGTCAGCAGTATCTCTAAGTAGCAGAGAGTATCTCTCTGCTATAAGAGGCATATCAAATTGTTTCCAATCACTAGTGAAGAACTCAATTTTATCACCTGTTTTAGTTATAAATATTTGGTTCCCATCAAACTTAGTTGATACTGCATAAAGAGTATCCTCAAATGTTTCTAGTGTCTTTTTAGGTAATTGGTCAAAAGCTTTACCTTTTTGAGGTTTACTTTTTAGTAAGTTTTTGTAGCTCTCGTTCATAGTGGATCTCCAGTTCTTTTGGTGTTTTGTATAAGTCAATAAGTATAGGCTTACCATTAAACCTTACATTGTCATAAATAGCCTTGCAAACTAATGCACTAGGTGTTTTTGTTTTACCTCTGTGATAATAGTGAACCTGAAGTTTTGTAACCCCTAGCATAGTACCAATATCTTTATTAGTATAATGTTGCTCATGAAGTAATGACACTATGGACTTTAAGTCCATAGTGATGTAACTATTTTCCTGCATGAGAATTTATAGTTTGCAGAAATTCAGTTTTAACATCTGCATCCTCTAAAAACAAGCCTGTTAGCTTAGTAGTTACAGTTCTTGCTCCATGGTGTCTAACACCCCTAGAACTAACACACATATGTTCCGCTACAATTTGAACACCTACACCTCTTGGGTCAAGTAAATCTTGCAACTCTTGTGCTATTTGTGTTGTAAGTCTTTCCTGAACCTGGAGACGTCTTGAAAACTTTTCTACAATTCTGTTTAGTTTACTTAAACCAACAATTTTATCCTTAGGTAAGTAAGCAATATGACATACACCCATAATTGGTGCAAGGTGATGCGAACAGTGACTAACTACTGGGATGTCTAATTCTACAACCATTTGGTCAGTACCATCATCCTCAAAAGTAGTGAATTTAATTGGCATGTCATAACCCTCACCCCAATCTTGGTCCCAGCCTTTAATAAACCTCTCTGCTGTACCTTCTGTATGAGCATCTCTACCCTCTCTAGCTAGGTATGTTACTACCTGTTCCATTGCTGCAATTGCTTCATCTCTAGTTACTTCCATCTATAACTCCTTTGTAATAATTTTTATCTTTATATTCTGTGTTGTCCCCAAGGCCTTCTAATGACCATAGTCTTTCAACACAAGTTCCACACCTTCCACAATGAACCTCATTACCCTCATAGCATGAGTATGTTTGTGAAGGAACCATACCTGACTTTAAACCTTCTTTAGCAATCCACTTCTTGTCTACTGACTCAAAAGGCATAACTACTTCAATACCTAGTGATGTACCAGCCTCAATAGCTTTATACATACTTTTGTTGAAGTCTGGAGTACAGTCAGGATACACAGCATGGTCTCCAGAATGACTAGCAAGCATTATTTTGCCTAAACCATTGCTTTCTGCTATACCAGCTGCAATACTTAGCATAATACCATTTCTAAATGGAACTACTGTTGAGGCCATGTTAGACTCAGCATAGTGTCCATGTGGAATAGTTTCATCAGGATTAAGTAGTGCACCTTTAATATCCTTAAAAGCATCTACTAAGTTAACTACTTTATGCTCAATACCTAACCTTTCACAGTTAAGTTTTGCCATTTGAATTTCTCTAGCATTATGCTTAGAACCATAGTTAAAACTAACTGCTAACTTAATATCCTCTTTGAAGATATGAAGAGCGCTTGAACTGTCTAAGCCTCCACTATATACTAGTAGCATGTTTACCTCCTGTTAGTGAAGCTATGAAATCTATATTTTTAACAACTGTTAAACTATAAAGGTTTACATTAGCATTAAAATCAACACTAGTTGTATCTTTTCTAGCTATATTACTAAGGTCATGCCCTAAGTGTCCCTGCCATATAGCTGCAGAGCTATCCCATGACTCTATGTAAGCATCAAAGGGTTTTAGCATACCTAGTTCCCAAATACTGTCTGTACCTCCTAATAAGTGAATTTTGTTTTTTGGCATCATAGGCTCAATATAATCTCTGAACAACTCATACCTAGCTCCTGGAGAGTGTCTATAGTCTAAGTGTTCCTCACTAACACCAACAAGATGAATGTTCTTATCATTCATAAACTCTACAAACTGTTCAGGTGTTTTTGGAATAGCCATAACTTTATAACCTTCTGACCTAAAGTAATCTGCTCCATCAAGTGTACCATCTGGACAGATAAGTACTGTTGCATCAACCATCTTAGCTGCTTTTACCATGTCATCTGGTTTAAGGCAGTAACCTAGCTCAAAGAAACTGTTATCTAAGTATTTAACTCCAGGAAGCTTTGCAGCTACTTCTCTGTACTTTTTATCATTAAGCACAAGATGAGTTAGTATCATGTTTAACCCATTGTTGTATTTTGTATCAACCTCAAGCATATTTGCCGTGGGTGCAATATGTATTACCTTAATCATTACCTAACTCCTATAACTTTGTGTAATTGTATATTTAACCTACAATTGTGTTCCATACACAATTCAAATGCCTTTGCTTGTGTTGTTGGGTTTATGTCTGTTTCATAGTTAATTCCACTCAGGAACACTTCAGCACCTGTCTTCTTGTATGCCTCAATAACTTCTTGGTCTAGACCATCAGGGCCTACAAGTAGTTTAACATCATCCCAATTACCCTCAGGCACTTTAGTTAAGTCACCTTTAGGTGATAGTATAAGTAAGTCTGCACCTTCTAAGTTTTTATAGTTGTAACCATTAGACTCAATAGCAACCTTCTTACCCATTGTTTGTAGATATTTTATAAGAAGAGTTAAGTCATTTAAACTAGGTTCCCCTCCAGTTATAACTACATGGTCTTTAAAGTCACTCATGCCAAAATCAGAAAGTGTATATGCTCTTATGTTGTCTGGATTTTTATGTAGAGGCTCATCACAAAAACTACAGTCAAGGTTACAACCAAAGAGTCTTATGAAAGTAACTGGCATTCCTGCCCAGCTACCCTCTCCTTGAATACTATCAAATATCTCTACAACTCTATAAAACATTTTTAGCTTCTTTGATGTTATAGTAAGTTACATCCTCACCAACAAAAGGTTTAAGTCTATCTGCTTTAGCCCATCCTGTTAGTGTTTCCTGCACCTCTACATGTTTGATAGGTAAACTTGCTTTAACACAAGACCTAAAGATATGGTAAGCCATGTTTTCTGCAGTAGGGTTATAATCAACTTCTATCATTCTAAGAGGCTCAACAGCTAGCATTGATAAGTAATGATTTTTAAGCTTATCATTTGTGTTGAACATAAATGAGTGGTCCCAAGAGTCAATTAAAGAGCCTAGTCTTTCCTTAACTTCACCAAAGTCCATTACCATACCAGTTGAGTCTAAGTGCTCACTTTCAAGTGTTACTCTAAATAAGTATGAATGACCATGAATACTCTGACAGTTTACTGAGTAGCTATCTACTAATCTGTGTGCTACCTCTGCTTTAAATTGTTTTGTTATTTGCATTTTAATTTCTCCTGTAGTTTGAGGTAAATACCCCTTGTTAGTTTGATGTCTACTATGGCATCATGTAAGTCACCTTCTGCCTCAACCTCTAGCGATTTAGCTATTGTCCCAAGTTTTTGGTTAAATGTTTTGCCTAGTATACCCATAGCAGTTAGTGCTTTTACCAGCTCAAAAACATCAATTTGTTTCCAGTGAAAGAATGCACTAAATTGTCTATTAGACACTTTGAACATATCCTCAATAAAGTACTTATCAAAGGTACTATTATTGTAACCAAACAAAGTAGGTTTTGCAGTACAATGTTCTTTAACCATAAGTGTTATGGCATTAACTGCATCTGCTACAGACATAAAACTATCAAAGTCTTCCTCTTTGTAACCATTTATTTCCATAGCCTTTTTACTAATAACTACTTTTCTGTTATAAGATTTAGGACTAATTTTAAGGTTTAAGGTGTCAAGGATTTCACCATCCTTGACAAGCATACAACCTAATTGAACAACTGCTGCTCCCTCATTAACATCAAGACCTGTTGTCTCAACATCATACCAAAGCTCATAGTTACTCATCTTCTAAAACCCTTCTTTCAGCCTCTAAGTCTCTGTTCTCTGCTTTATCTTGACTAAACTTGTCAGAGTATCTTTCCTTGAGTTTGTTTATAACTCTGTTTTGCTCTTTACTAAAAGTAGTGTCAAGTACATCCATTGCAATAGCTATATACCATAGCATGTCACCTAGCTCTTCCTTTAGATTAACCTTATCTAAAGGCTTTCCATAAAAGACATGCTTTTTAAGCATGTCTGTAAACTCTGCAGACTCAGTTTGCATACCCATAGCAGCATGAAGTAGTCTGTCTGTACCAGGCTTAACATTAAAAAGTGTGCTTTCTGTTCTTAGACAGTCTTTAGTGAACTTATCCATACTAACCCTCCCTACCTAGTTTAACACAAGTATTGAAGCTGTTACCAACTTCTACAATTGTAGTAACATTACCACGAGGCATCATTTCAAGTTTTACATATAACTCTTTTGGCTGTAAACCTTTTTTAAGTGTTGAGTAAATTTCATTAGCTAAGTCTTCATGGCTAATGTTTGTGTCTCTGTAACTGTTAATCCAAAGTTTGAATGCTTTTAACTCTACAGTTTTATCATTAGGTTTGAACTCAACAGTTACCTTACCTGAGTCAGGGTATCCACTAACTGGACATAGAGCTGAAATCTCTGGATGTAAAATATTTACCCAGTAGCTGTTTGACTTGCTAATAGGACTTAACTCCCAAAATACTAAGTCTTCATCAGGGTTAAAGTTTTTAATTATATCTTTACCATATCTTGTGCTATCATTGCTTTTCATACTTCTTTCGTTTTTAAATTCACTCATTTTATGCCTCCCAGCTAAATTTAATATATTCTGACCCTGAATAGGTTTTACCTACACTATGTGCATAACCTTTTGCTGACTTTCTTTGAATTAATACTGCTACATGAGTATGTTGAGGTATCTTTCCAATAGTCTCACCAGTACACATAATGTCATCAACAAACAAATCTGTTTCTTTTAGTTTACCTAAATGTTTCTTTTTAAGTGAAACAACTGGTAAGTCAAGTTTATAAGCAAGCCCTTGGGCAACACTTAAACCACCTCTGCCTACAACTACTATCCTCTTGAATTTTTCTTTGTAAAGAGTTACCTTTTCTGCAAGGACTTTGTAAGCTCCTACTTCATCAACTTCTACATAGTTGGTTGGGTCCAAAGACATAATTCCCTCTCCTTTGTTACTTGGTGCATGTTTACTAGCCTCATATTAAGTATAGCTTGTTTATCATCAAGACCATTATCTTTATAAGCCTTACTTAGCCTCTCCCACAGAATCTCTTCTGTAAGTTCAACATCCTTAAGCATGTTATCTTTATGGATTAAGTCATCAAATAACTTAGCATCTTTCTCAGTCCTTTTCTTGAACTCCTTCTTAGCTTCATTAACCTCTTTAGCTATTTCAGGAAACAGAGTTTTTACTGCTTTAACAGGTCCACATTTTGGAATACCTTTAATACCATCACCTGAGTCACCCATAAGTGCTTGCATATAAGACCAAGCTAAGGCATCCTTCTCAGTTGTTTTTACCCACTTCATCTTAATTTCTTTAAGAACAGTACCATATCTGTTTTTACCTTCTGCTCTTTGAAAGTAGTTGAAGTGTGTACCAGCTACACCAAATAAAACATCTTTGTCTACTGCAACAAGTACATACTTTTCAGGATACTCTCTTTTTAGCATACATACCATGTCATCTGCTTCAAAGTCAGTGTTAACTAAACCTGAATAGTTTTTGTTAAGTAACTCTTTTAGCTCACCTAAGCCTTCAGGAATTCTTGTTGTAGACCTGTTATCCTTGTAACCACTGTCTAGTGCATACCTAAAGTTTTTACCTCTAGTAAAGTGTAACTCTGCTTCACCACAACCTGTAGCTTTAAGTATTGTATCAATCCTCTCATTTGCTATCTCTAAAGCATAGTCAAGGTCAATAGTATAACCAGTCTCATCATCACCCATCTCACATACACTACAAACTGCATAGGCAATAGTGTCTGCATCTATAAGTGCTGTCATGTTGTAAGTTTGTTCTGGTTTAAGTTCAACAAAGTCAACCTTTGTCTCTTTAGCTGTCTCTTGAAATAATGCCATCTTTAGACTCCTTAAATTTCTTTTCTAAAGCAATTATAAATAAGCTGTTTGCAGCTACATGAGCCATATGAGGTAAACCACTTTCTGGGTCTACTAACTCTCCTTGTTGAATTGCACTAAAGTGTCTAAGCAATGCAGCTTTATACCTAGGGATGTCCTCAGGAGTAGAATTAACCCTCCAATTTTCCTCAGGCTTTGGGTACTTCTTAACACCATAAGTAAGCACATCACCTACTGAGTCTAAAGCATCCCAAGGTAAAAGGTCTAATCTTCTTTTGCCTTGGTCTTGTTTAACACTTGAGTTCATTAAGTTCCTCCTCTAAATCTTTACCATACATATACATACCTTCTAGTGTGTACTCAAAGTCTAAGTTTCTACCATACTCTAAATCTTTCCAGTTACTAGCTACCCCAACATCACAAGGCATTGGGACATCTTTAAGAGGTGCATTCTTAGTTATCTCAAACCATGCTGTCTGGGCCATCAACACTAACTGTTTACTAAGTTTAGTATATAACTCTTTATCATCTGGAACATCTATAATAACACTATCATGGACTCTGTTTACAATATAAACATCATCATACTGACTTGTTATATATTTTCCAATGTAATGTAACCATAGTTTAAATATTTCACTACCTGTACCTGATACCCTAATGTTGTTAAGGTCAGTTACTGTTCCCGCCTTATAAGGTCTTCCACTAATTGTTATATCCATCATTGTTTTAGACTTACCATTTTTGGCATGCCAACCTTTTATGTCTGAGAAGATATCTTTCCATGTAGTTGTAATCTTTTTAGCTATGTCATCTCCAAACCAAACACCACCAAGCTTACAAACTGTTCTCTGGAAGTTAGATACACCTCCACCATATAGTAGCAAGAAGTTACATTGTTTAGCTATGAACCTAGGTTCAATACCTTCAGGTAAGTTTGCTAAGTCTTCCTCACTTAGATTAAGGTTGTTACCTACAAATGTATGCAGGTCAATCCCATCCTTAAGTGACTTATACATATTCATCTCAGGTAAAGCAGCACAAATAATCCTAAGTTCCACCTGAGCAAAATCTGAGTATATAAGCTTTCTACCATTTCCTGGTTGATGTCCCCACATACTTTTCATTGTTCTAGGATACTGTGAAAGGTTCTCATTATCAACCTGAATTCTACCATTAATAGCATGAGGACTAAATGTGCCTCTTATCCTTGGTATACCATCATCTCCAACTGTGTAAGCTTTCCTAGCTCTGTCAGCAAAGTTTAGCCTTTTAAGAGCTTTTCTCTGTTGATTTATAAGCCTAGCTTTCTCTACAACTTCCTCACTATGAACATAGCTTGTCTCATAGTAGTAAACCAGAACTTTAGGTGAGTCAGGTAAGTCCTCAACACAGTTAACTACTGTTTCATTACCAAATTCTCTTGTAACAACCTTTAGTGTTTTAGTTTTTAAACCAAGAAGTAATGCAGCAGGAAACTTTCCTTTTGTCATCTTTGTTCTTAGTGCAATACCAGTTAACCCTCCAGGTCTGTTTTGTATCATTGATAATGCTTCCTCATCAGAGGACATTACAGTTCCTAAAGCCTTTCTTACTTGTAAATAACTGTTTACATTCAGGCCATTAAGTGCCTTAGTGTTGTTAGCTATAAGTTTTATATCTGCATCTTCAAGTGCTGTAAGTTTATCAAGGTCAAGAGGCAAGCCTTTACTATCTGTTTGTATATGCTCAATAGTTAACTTATCTAGTACATGAACAAAGTGGTCCTCATATTCTTTTACTTCTCTGTATAACTTAGGCAACTCATAAACATCTATGGCAGCATAAAGTAGTTGGTCATCTGTAAGCTCAGACAACCCCTCAGGACCTTCAACATAAACACCTTTTACCATTAAGCGCTCAAAACTCATCTGCATTTCTTTTTTATTAAGACCTGCTTTCTTGTATGGGTCCTCACCTAGTACATATGCTAGACATGAGTCTAAACCAAAACCTTTACCAGCATTAAGTTCAGGAAACCTCAACCTACTCATGTAAAAAGTATCAGCCCACTCCCTAGGCATCTTAAATGTTCCAGGTTCCATATCTTTGTTAAAACAGCCAAAGTCATAAGTTATGTTATGACCAATTATTTTATAGGGCTGTACTATTGACCATATAACACTAACAGATACTTCTGTTGTATCAAATAGTAAAGTCTGTTCCCAATGCTCTTGATAGATTTGTATCAGCCTAATTTGGCTACCTAGTTTACTTGTCTCTGTATCTAAGAATACAGGGTCACTTGGTCTTAAAGACTCAAGTAGTTCCTTTACTGAACTTTTCCTGTATATCATGACTACAACTTAGGCTTGTTTCTAGGTTCTGTAGCAGTTGAACTTTCCATGCTCTGAGGAGCTTTGCCTTGTAACTCAGCATCTTTTGCTTTTAATTTCTTAAGTACATCATTTGGAGCTGCTTGAACATAAATATCCCAAGCATAATA